GGTCTTTGCAGTTGCAGCTTTTTTTCTCTGCCTGATGATGCAACTAGTGAGCAAAAGAGAGTAGCTCTTTGCCAGGACGCAAAGAAAGGTGTTAGTATGGGCCAACTTGGACTTTCTATTGCTCTCCCAGGACCAGAGAGAGTTTACTGGAATCGTTGGTTGATTGGAGCTAGAAAAGCTCTCGATATGTATTGTCCAGAGAATGAGATTTAACACCTAGCATACTTTTTGCAAAATATACATTAATATAAGCCGATGTGGATTTCGATCCATCTCGGCTTTTTTTGTGCCCGAAATTTGGAATGGAGTAGTTATGCCGAAGTTGAAACGTTTTCTTGCTAGAGATAAATCACCACTTCGAGACTCTGAAGGTTTATTGCCTCAACAGAGACTCTTTGTTGAGGAGCTTTTTGCTGATTCAGAAATGAATGCAACTAGAGCTAAGTTGGCAGCAGGATATAGTGAGAAAGTTTCCAATGAAAAGCTTTTGCAGAATCAGTATATAAAAAAAGCTATCAATGATAGGAGAGAGAAGCTAGTCAGAAAGGTTCTTGGCAATAGGAGTCTTGAAGTTACACAAGAATGGGTTTTGGAAGAACTTGCAAAAGTCGCAAGAAGCCAAGCTGTAGAATTGTTTGAAGGTGATATGAATGACAGCGCAAAGCTGAAACCCCTTGACCAGCTTTCAGAAATCGAAAAATCATCCATTAGCAAAATCAATTTGTCGTATGATCCAATATCTGGAAAGACTTTTGTTCGTCGCATTGAGTTTCACGACAAATTGAGAGCACTTGAGACTCTTTCCAAATACCTTGGGTTGTTTGAGAAAGACAACAAACAAAAAACTCAAGGTGTCGATGTAGAAGCCCTTCTTAATGCACTTCCTGCCGAATTGTCCGATGCCGTCAGATTGCAACTTCTCAGAAGAATAAATCAGGAATCAGAAGAAAATAGACAGGTGCATTAGTGCTGGAATCCACACATAATATAGATGATATTGTTGACAGTCTATTTTTAACTTTTTCACCTGAGATGCTTGAAGAATGGTCTAAGGAGAACCAGTACCTAAAGTATCAAGAAGATCCAGTTCTTTTTGGTCAAGAAGTGTTGAACGAAAACTACACTGATGACATCCAGAAGTTAATGGCTTCTGTCAGAGATCATCAGTATACTGTCGCTATGTCTTCCACCGCAGTTGGAAAAACTCATGGAGCGGCCTCAATAGCTATCTGGTGGTATAAATGCTTTCCAAATAGCCAAGTTTGGACAGCAGCAGCACCACCTGAAGACAACCTTCGAAAGCTTCTTTGGGGTGAAATTAACAAGAAGATCATTCGCAACCCTGATATTATGGCTGGTGATAAGATCAACGACCTTCACATTTCCAGAGCCAGTAAAGTTGACAGTAGACTGAAGGAGAGTTGGTTTATCACAGGCGTTGCTATACCGCAGTCTGGATCTGAACAGATTAGAGAGGCCAAATTCTCTGGGAAACATTCTGCCTACCTTCTGTTTATAATTGATGAAGGTGACGGTGTTCCTGATGAAGTTTATCGTGGCATTGATGGCTGTATGTCAGGTGGTCATGCACGATTGCTGATCATGTTCAACCCGAAGCAAGAATCTGGTCGTGTCTATCAGATGATACGAAATGGCGAGGCAAATGTAGTTCAGCTTTCAGCCTTCAATCATCCTAATGTGTTCACTGGAAGAAATTTGATTCCTGGTGCGGTGACTAGAATGGTCACGGCACGAAGAATCAACAAGTTCTCTGTTCCAATTTCTTCTGAAGAAGAGCCTGACAATGAATGTTTTGAAGTTCCAGATTTTCTTGTTGGGTTTGTCGCTAAGAATGAAAGAGGAATAGAATACCCTCCAATTCCTGCCGGTTGGAGAAGGGTTCAGGAACACGAGTTTCACTACAAAGTTCTAGGCCAATACCCTCCATCTGGTTCCAATGTACTCATCTCAAGAGATTGGATAGATGCTGCGAGAAGTAGGTGGGATCTATTCGTTGCTGCATATGGCGAAAATGCCCTCTCTCCAAAAACACCTCATGATGAAGACAACCCATTATTTGAAATGCGTCCCATTATAGGGCAAGATGTTGCCGACCTTGGTGATGACTGGAATGTTACTTGTCGAAGATATGGTGGTTTTGTCGCTCGTCTTTCCAGATGGCGAGGAGTAGACCCTACAGAAACTTCAGACAAAGCTGTCGATCTTGCGAAACATTACAAATCTCAGTGCGTCAATGTAGATAGTATTGGCGTAGGCGCAAGCGTTGCGCCAGCTATTCGAAAGAAGGGTGTCAAATCCAACCGTGTTATGGTGTCAGAGAAGCCTACGAAAAAGATCAAAGATATTGACAAGAAGGCTGAGTTTGGTACTTTGAGGGATCAACTTTGGTGGGATGTTAGAGAATGGTTGCGAACTGATCCAGGCTCGATGCTTCCTCCAGAGCCAAAGTTGATTGAAGAACTTGCATCTGTTACCTACGAAGAACATCTTGGCAAGATCAAGATTATGAGCAAAGAAAAGATGAGGTCTACATTGGGGAGATCTCCAGATGATGCTGAATCATTAATCTTGACCTTTGCACCAAAAGAACAAAGGCCAAGAATACGATTGGTTGGATAGCAAGATTCGACAAGACTCTTTAAAGTGTGCAAGCTTGATTGCGCTAGGAGGTTGGAGGTGAACCTTTCGTTGCATATTGGTATCATTGTTGGTATTGTTTCTATGATTTCATTTGTTTTAGGTGTCTTGATCTCTACAATAACTATGAGAAAGTCATATGTCACTTTGGAAGGATGCTTAGAGAAAAAAGCTGGTTGTAATATGCTGAGACAAGCAGAAAAACAAGCAGTGACTGATAGGATGACAGTTCTGTTAGAAAAGTTGGAAGAGAATACCCGCAAGCAAATAAGTATCAGTTCTATGCAGGAACGTCATGCAAGAGTCATATTGGCATTGGTAGCAGAAAGTAAAGGAATCAACATGCCTACGGATCAACTGTTGCCTAGAAATCCTGGTGGAGATGATAGTAAATTATAAAAAACGTGGCGAAAGAAGCCATAGAGAGGTTATAGGTTAATGGGATTTCTGCCTGAGAGAATTTCTAATTTTATTGGTAAGTATCGCAGGAAGAAAGATGATGTCAATGCCAGGAAACTTTTAAGCGCACTCTTAAACCCGTGGGCTTATGGTCGTGCTGTAGTTTCTGAGACAAATTTGACATCTCAGCTTTATGCGTACAAGTCATGGGTATATACTGCGGCTAGTATGAATTCGCAATCAATGGCACAAATACCACTGAGACTTTATGTAGCAAAACCTGCTAAGGGTGCAAAGAGCAGATTTCCTACCAAAGAAGTTGACCCAGATATAAAATCTCACCTGCTTTCAAGATCACATATCGCAGATATTCCTTCAGTTAGAAAAGCAATTGATATTGAGGAAGTTGTAGAGCATCCCATAATCGATCTTTTTCACAGCATGAACAATTTTATGAATGAATTTGATTTGAGGGAATTGAAGCAACTTCATCAGGAACTTACAGGGAATGCCTACTGGCTTATGGTCAACAATCGTCTTGGCACCCCTAGTGAAATTTGGCCTATCCCTCCTGACAGAATCTCACCTATAGCAGATCCGAACAATTTCATCTCTGGTTATGAATACAAATATCAAATGAAGAAGGTTATTTTCAAAGAAGAGCAAATCATCCATTTCAAGATGGCAAATCCTAGAAGTCTCTATGTTGGCATGTCTCCATTGGCAGCTGTCACATCTGCATATAATATCAATGAAAACATGGGTACATACGAGAATTCGCTCTTCACAAATATGGGTAGGTTGGAAGGTGCATTTGAGACAGAAGAAGTTCTTGATGAAGATGAATTCAATCGGTTGAAAGAAGAAATTGCCCAAGCATATATTGGCGTTGCAAATGCAGGAAAAGTACCTCTTCTGGATTCAGGACTGACTTACAAAAACTACGGCTTGAAACCATCTGAACTTAGCTACATCGAGGGCCGAGAGAGAATCAAAGAAGAGATACTGAATGCGTTTGGTCAGAATTTGGCTTTGTATGACAAGACTGCTACCCGTGCCAACTCAGAAACGGCACAAGTTATGTACGCTCGTAGGGCACTACGGCCACGATGCTATCGTGATGAACAAAAGCTTAATGAGAAGTTGGTTCCAAAGTATGATCCACGATTGTTTCTAGCCTATGATGATCCAGTTCCAGAAGATCAACTCATAGCTATGAAAATAAGAGAGAGCAATATCAAGACTGGACTTTCTTCTATCAATGAAGAAAGAAAGAAGCAACGAAAGCCTCCATTTAAGAATGCAGATGAACCGTTGATTCAGATGCAATATGTTCCACTATCACTTGTGCTTAGTGGACAAACTATTCGAGGCAATAAACCACCAAATGATGAAAGCAATGATAAACCACCAAATGACGGCAATAGCGACGATAGCAATGACGATGGTGCCAACGGGAGGAAACCCAAATGAAGTTGATAACTAGAACAGTTCCCCTCAAGGATGTTCCGATTCCCAAGAAAACTCTGAAGAAGATTGTAAAGGAATACGGAATCAATGAGGAAGAGGCAGTCGTGATCCGCAAAGGTGTAGTGCCCGATGTCGGCAAAAGTTATTTTAGTAATAGCGAAAGTGCTTCTGTAGACTATATCACTACAAAGATGACTGATCGGGATCGTGAAATCATTCTACCTAAAGGAGCAATTCTTGACCACTATCGAAATCATCCAGTTGTGCTATTCGCGCACAACTACAAAGATCGACTACCACATGGCAAAAACATGTGGATCAAATCAGATGATTTCGGCTTGATTGCGAAAACAGAGTATTTCGTAGATGAAGCAGACCCGACAGATCTCGGTGCAAAGATTTGGCGTTATCGAAAAGCTGGATTTCCACTGGCAAAGAGCATTGGATTTTTACCAATCTCAACTATTGAAAAGTCTGATTTTGACAAAATCGATTTGAAGTCCCTTGGTTTGGAGAAATCTGATGTCAATGATACAGACAGAATTTATGACAAGTGGCTTCTCTTGGAATATTCTGATGTCCCAGTTCCGAGCAATCCTGGTGCTTTGCAGATTGCAATCAACAAAGGTATTGAAGAGGTCAATACTGAGCCTGATTACGATATGCTTATCAAATTGCTAGACTTTGAAGATTTCACTGTAGAGAAGGTGGCCAATGAAGAAGAAGGGGAAATCGAAGGGAAAGCAACAGAAGAAGAAGGGCAAGGAATTGCCTCTGGTGATGGGCAAGAAGCCAAAGAGATCGAAGAAGAAGAAGTAATTGAGATTGTAGAAAAGCCTGAAACGACTGAGAATTACCATCGAGTTCCTGTTCCTAATAGTGGCAGTCATGAAGATCATCGAATTCGAACCATTTCAGTTTCTACTTCCCGTGGTATTCGTGCCTTGTACTGTGGAACTTGCAAGAAGGTTATTACCTATTTGTTTGACACAGGCAAATGGTCTATGGAGGAAGCTCAGTCATGGGTGAGAGATCACTCTAAAGATATTGAGCTTATTGACAGTTTGGTTAATGCAGCTATGGAATTGTCTCCTGAAGAAGACTTTCACATTGATATTCGTGATATGTGTGAAGAATGTGATGAGGTTGAGGCGAAAACAGAAGAAGAAATTGAGATTGAAATTATTGAAGAATCAGAAGAGA